CGTGACGAACTGATTGCTCACTTTGGGGAGAAGGCAAAAATAGAGGTGGAAGATGCAGCCTATCAAGAAGTTTTTCAGGCGTACAAATTAGGTGATGAGAATCAAGCCGATTATTTAGGTGCTATTAAATATTTGCGTGACCCGAATAATTTAAAATCATTAACAATAAATCAAAGGCGCGAATTAGAAAACACGTTAAAAGCACAGCAGAATTACGGTGAAAAGGTCAAGACTGATGCCATTAATAAAACATATAATTCTGAACTTGACACGATAGGCGAATTGGCAAATCAAGGGAAAATCGGTCAGGCGTTAAAAATACTTAATAACTCACAAGTCATACCGGGTTTGGATAAGTGGAAGATGCGAAAAGCGTTTGCCGACGCCGGAACTACGAAAAAGTCAGACGTTGCCACTTATCTTGATGGTGTTGATAAGATGTACGACCCCGAAACGCCGATGGAAGAAAAGAAAACGTGGTTGTTATCAAACCGCAATAAATTAAGCGATAGCGATATTAAGCATCTTGGCGCGGTGGGATTTTCGCAAGAACGCAGAACAGATGCAGCCGCGTCTAAGGCAGGTATTTCTATTCTCAAAAGTAGCCTTACTTTTCCCGGTACGAAAAGCGCAACAGCAGACGAGCGAGTGAGAAGTGCGGTTGATATATACGAAAGAGGATTGAAAGAAAACGCTGATAAGTTGACGACACCCGATGATAAAAAGACTTACGCTTACCAAATTCTAAAAATGCCACAATTTCAAAACATCAATCCCATAGCAGACATGAAGGCAGACATGCAAAAGATGCGGGGCGTTGGAATCGGCCAACACACCCCAACAACGACCACTCCCACAGCGAACAGTAAAACGGTCACAATAGACGGAAAACAGTATAAGCAAGGCGATATTGTTGAAAAAGACGGCAAAAAATTCAGGGTGAACATTCAATAATGGCTGATTACACTTTAGAACCGATAACCGAAAATACGGGATACACGCTTACGCCTATTAGCGAATCTGTTCCGCAAGAGAGTAAGTTAAAAAGTACTGCCAAACGGGTTTATGATAGCACTATGGGAATTCCAGAAGCAGCGTATGGACTGACAATGGGTATGGCTGGATGGGCCGGTGGTGTTGCCACTGGACTCTCTACGTTGATTATGACCGGCGACATAGACGCTGCCAAAGCAGTGCAGTCTGGTGTTGAAGAAAAATTCCAGTTCCAACCGAAAACACAAATGGGGCAGGATTTAACCCGTTACATCGGAAAGATTATTGACGTACCATTTGCCGCGATTGAAGGTGTGGCAGACGTTACCGGCGAGATACTACAAGGTTCTATTCTTGATAAAGGTATAAAAGCAATACCAAAGGATATAAGAAATAACCTTTCAAATAACCCGGCATTACCCGCCAACATTTTAGGAAAGACGCTGGACGTTTATGATTGGATTGCGGATACAAGAGAGAAAAAAACATACCTGTTAAATATTGCTGGACAACTTGCCGCACCGAAAGCAGGTCATGCTTTAGTCAAAGAATTGCCACGATACCTAAAGGATATGACCGGACGAAACGCGGACGTTAATAGTGCCATTTATCCCGAAACAAAAACGGCATTTGAAGAGCGAGTAAAACAGGCAGAAGAACAAACTATCGCCCAGCCGGAGATCGTTCAACCTACGCCAACGTCCGGTGAACGTGGTTCCGTTACTTTAAAACAAGAACCGGAAAAACCGCCATTGCATGAGTTTCCTAAAGACATTCAAGAACGATGGGACGCGGCCATACCGACAGAACCGAACGCACGTGAAAAGATCAGCGACAAACTCAATACGTTTTATAATAAGTTATCAAGGACTTATGAGGACTTACCACGCACAGGAGAATTTGCGCCACTTCAATTTGAACTGCTCAATATGCAGAAGTATAAGGGTATTGCGTCCGACAAGGCAACAAGGGCTATTGAGGGGATCGAAACCGGATTAGACAAGCAACTCCATGATGTATTCACTAAAAAGGTGATACTGGATGACCTGTATTACTGTGCCGAAAAGGGAATGGATTTGCCATACGGATTCACCCCTGACCGATTAGGCGCGGAAAAGATTATCATTGACGATCTGGCCGCAAAACATCCTGAAATACAAAAGGCAATCGAACAGCGCAAGGCAGTTTGGGACGATCTCAAATCACAATATATCAATGCAATGAAGGACATTGGTTTTAACGTCGAAGAACGCTTTAACAATCCTGATTATTTCCATCATCAAGTCATTGAAATGTCCAAGATCAAAGGTGTGATGGGCGCAGGGAATAAACTGCAAACACCTTCCGGCAGGGGATTTCTTAAACAAAGAGAAGGAAGTCAGTTAGACATTAACCGCGATTATATTCAGGTTGAGCATGATGTAATGGCGCAAATGATACACGACATTAAAACAGCAGAAATCATCAAGTTTGTTGACGATCACTATAATCAAGTTGAATCTCTTAAAGGTCAATTCGGTAAAGAATGGAAAGAAAACATTCCCGAAGGGCATGACTTGTGGCAGCCGCGTGAAGGTAATGTGTTTTATATGACCGACACGATACCGGCCAAAATAGCAAACGAGTTAGTTTCTGGCGCATTGGAAGACTACGGAATAACGGCCAATGATTTGAGTAAGGCTTTGGCGGTTGGTGGAAAGCGAAGGGAGTTTGTTCTTAAGAATGAAATTATCAAGACACTTGATAATCTTTCCAGACCTTCCAGTGATAATATTATTTCGCAAAGTAGCGCATGGCTTATGCGTCAATGGAAAGAGAAGGTTGCTCTTATCAATCCCAAAGGTGTTTTTAAATACAACGCAAGAAATATATCAGGTGATGCCGAAGCCGGATTTGTCGGAAATGTCAATGGATTCAAAAAAACACCACAGGCATTCAAGGAACTTTGGAACGCTTTTTACGGCAATGGAAAGATGACACCGGAGTTGCAGAAGTTCTTTGATTTAGGAGGGTTTGAATCCACTTTACAATCTATCGAAATGAAATCTTTCGGTGACATGGAAATATTTAAACATCTTTATGACAACAAGAAAACGATAAAAGATGTACCCGGTGCATTATGGGATAAATATTGGAAGGGCGCACGGCTTGCCACAGATTTAAGAGAAACACTTTTAAGGTATGCAAACTTCCTTGAATACCGTGAGCAAATGAAAAACTCGCCGGATATGTTGCCGAAGAATTATGGCGCATCCATACCGGAAGAAATACAGGCGCTGGGTGACATCGACCGCAGGGCTTATTGGCTTCAAAATGATTTACTTGGAGCTTATGACCGTGTGGGAGTTTTAGGGCAGGATTTAAGAAAACACATCTGGCCCTTCTGGTCATGGAAAGAAGTCAATGCAAGACGATATATGCAGTTATGGAAAAACGCGGCTAGTGACGGGAACCTTGCTTCAACTGTTGGAAAGCAGTTAGGCGCAAAAACCCCCGTAGTCGCTTACAATATAGGTAAACTTGCCGTCAAAGTCACTGGTGTGCTGGCCCTTCTGGAAATATACAACAATGCTTTTTTCCAACAGGAAGAACAAGATTTACCGAAAGACGTTAGGGATTCGGCGCATATCGTTTTCGGAAGGGACAAAGAGGGCAATGTTTTATATTTTAACAGACTTGGAATGTTTCAAGATTTTCTTAGCAATTTTGGATTAGACAATGCTCCACATAATATTAGGGACGTTTTTAACGGAAAGATGACGGTAAAAGAGATGGCCGTTGACATGGCAAAGAGTCCGTTGAATGTTATCGTTTCGGGTGTAAGTCCGTGGTTTAAAATCCCCGCAGAATTATTGACCGGCAGAAAGACTTTTCCTGATGTTACGAAGATGGGAACGATCAGAGATAAAAAATTGCACTTAGCCCAACAATTAAAGTTGGGCGATGAATACAAAGCATTAGCCGATCTTCCATCTGCTGGATATGAAAAAACACTTAAGAATCTTTTTGTATATTCTGCTGACCCTGGACAATCTGCATACTTTGACATCATGGATAAAAAAAGAAGATTCGGTGAACGAAATGGAAAAGAGAGTGAAGGTTATTTTATCACTCCAAAAGGAAACGCACTTTATAACTATAAGCTTTCTTTGCGATATAAAGACATAAAATCGGCAGAACATTACCTTGACGAATACGTTGCACTTGGTGGGACGGCACAGGGATTAATGACATCCGTGAAAGCAATGAACCCACTTTACGGCATGAGTCAGTTAGACAAAATGCAGTTTCTTGATTCGCTGGATTCAGAGGATATGGCAAAGTTAGACAAGGCAATTAATTATTATATGGATGTTTTGTCAGAATAAAGGAGCAAGCAGATGACCGTAGCAAGTAGCAATTCCAGAATACAGTATAATTGCAGCGGAGGAACAACTTACGATTTTGCGTTCGGGGTGGGTGCAACTTCTGAGGTTAAGGTTGTTTTGACTGATGCTTCTAATGTTGAAACTATCCTGACCGAAACAACGCACTATACCATTTCCGCTACCAACAGTGATTATTCATCAGGCGGAACGGTGACAACTGTTGCTGCATACGCTGCCCCGAATAAAATAACGATTGTCAGAAATGTTCCATTAACACAAGCAAGCGACTTCACGGAAGGTATGCCAACACTTTATGAAACATTTGAGCAGGGATTGGATAAGTGCATAAGACTTCTTCAACAACAAAACGAAATATTGGCAAGGACATTTACCTTGCCTGTGTAAAGTTCGATTAGTCCGACATTACCCATCCCCATAGCCAATGCTTATTTAGCGTGGAACTCATTAGCGACGGCTCTTGAAAGCAGAACCTTCCTTAGTGGAACCGGGTCAATATCAGATGCGGCCTATGATGAGGCGACATGGGCCGGTGTTGCTGATGTCGCTCCAAGCAAGAATGCCGTAAGGGGTGAAATTGAGAAGAAACTTACGGCAAGCGGGTTTGCTTCTGCTGCTGAAATATTGGCCGGAACAGAGGCAGCAAAAGCCATTGCTCCCGATCAGTTATCCGCGTCACATATCGGCGTGCCTGCTGGCGCGGAAATGTTATGGCCGACCGAAACTGCCCCGACAGGCTGGCTTGAAGAGGACGGGGCCTCTGTTCTCAGGGTTGATTACCCGCAATTATTTGCCGTCATCGGAACAATGTACGGCACCGCTGATGCTACCCATTTTAATCTCCCTGATGCAAGAGGAAAGTTTGTTCGTGCATGGGATCATGGCGCAACGGTTGATCCTGATAGAGCAACCCGTACAGCACCAACTACCACTGGCGCAACTTTAGCCGCAGGGGATCATGTGGGCACCGAACAGGCGTACGGTGTTGAAGCTCATGTGCATCATGTGGGTGATGTCACGATACTATTAGATGCTGCCCAAGGTGCTATTACAGGCGTTAAGTCGACGGGAGTCTCAAATTCTGGTAGTTACGGAGGAAACGAAACTCGACCCGTCAACGCTTATCGTATGATGATAATTAAATATTAATAAAGGAAACACATAGGAGGACAATATGAAAAGAATATTATTTTTAGCAGTGGCGTTTGTTTTACTGGCCTGCCAGATCACACTGGCGGCGGGGTCTTGTGTCAGAACCAGCACGGAAACCGTGAATGTTTTAAACTCAGGTCAACGCAAAATTATTACTTTGACTTGTACGGGTGATGGGACAATCGCGGCCTATTCGTTCAATCCGGTAACTTACGGAGTGCGTGGCTGGTATCTCTATAATGTTACCACAAACCCCGGAACTGCTCCGACTGCTGATTATGACATTACCCTGATGGTCGATAGTGAGGACGTAGCCGGTGGGCTGCTGGCAAACAGAAGCGCCACTGCCACGCAGACCGTGCAGATAAGCCCTGCAACGCTTGGGTATCACATGGCCGATGCAACAATGGCGATTACGTTTGCCGATGAAACAGCGAGTCCGTCTGTCATTGTTATGAAGCTTCGCTTTACAGCCAATTAGGAGGTTACGATGAAACGAATACTGATTTTAATACCTATTTTATTGTTACTGGCATGCCCTGTGTGGGCAATACCTCCCGATTCCGCTTCCCCTTCCACCGTCCTCGACGCTGATGCTGACGGTGCGGCTGATCTGGCTCAGGGTTTAAGTGTAACACTGAGCCCCGCTTCTGGCGGTACGGGAGTGGCGAACGATGTAGCTTCAACGCAGACAATCTCAGGTGCATTTGGTATTACTTGGACCATTTCAGCCGATACAAGCTTAGCTCTGCCCACAGGTGGAACGGTCTTATCTGATGATGGTTCGGCGTGGAGTGACGAGCATGTCTTATGCGCTGAG